GAGCATGGCTACGTGTGGGACACTATGGGCAACCAGTCTGCTGGTGAAGATAACTATGGCAACGTACAGAGCAAAGACGTTAATGTTAATGCTATCTGTGAGGCAGCTGACATTGCTGCTGTTAAGCCTAAGAAGGCTGCTGCACCTAAGGGCAAGAAACGTGCTCGTACAGCTAAAGGTCACTACATTGCAGATGACCCTAACACCCCAGAGAATGAAGCGTGGGTTGATAAGTAATGAGTTTATTCAACCAAGGTAAAGCCTCACGTATGCGTTCTGTGTATGGTCACAATAGTGGCACTACTACAGAGGATGTATATACGTGTCCAGCTAACTGTGTAGCGGAGCTTACCTTTGTACATGTAGTAAACGGTGGAGGTAGTACTAACTCTATAGACGTTGAGTGGTACGTAGCTGCAGATAACTACACTTCACACTTCTTAGCTGGTAAAAGTCTAGGAGCAGGCGATAACACTACATTTATTAACATAGACTTAGTACTCCAACCTGGTGACAAGATACAAGTGACCCCAGTAAGCGCTGGGCATATTGACACCATTCTTACTGTAACAGAGACCTTTGTTCCTGTTGGTTAGCGGGTATTCCAACATAGCAGTTCTAAATAGAACCATAATGTAGTATAACTGTAGTTGCCAATAAAGGCATAACACAGGAGACTACACTAATGTACTTAACATACGACTACCCAAGCCAACTTAAAATCGCAGTAACTACCTCTATCAAACGTACCTTTAAAGCAGTAACTAAGTTCCTTGCCTCTATTGGTACTTCACTTGTAAAAGCACAGCAGATGAGAGCTGACTTCTGGTTACTTAACAATATGAGTGACAAACAACTAAAAGACATCGGTATTACCCGTGGTGAAATCAAACAACGGTTCTACGGTACAGATAGTCAAACATAAGAAAGTAGTGTAATGGCACGACAACTTACAGAGAATCAAGTTAAGTTCTTAGAGGTACTCTTCGATGAGGCTGGCGGTGACGTAGTGAAAGCTAAGAAACTTGCTGGCTACAGTGATAACACGCCTACAAGACTTATCATTGATTCTCTTAAGGATGAGATCTTTGATGGTACTAAGACGTACATGGCACGTATTGGTCCTAAGGCAGCTGTAGCTTTTGGTCAGGCTCTTGTAGATCCTACAGAGCTTGGCGTAAAAGAGAAGATGGCTGCTGCCAAAGAAGTACTTGATCGTGCAGGTATTGTAAAGACAGAGCGAGTAGAAGTGAAAGCCTCAGGTGGTCTATTCATTCTACCGCCTAAAGAGCAAGATGCAACGACTGACTAAGACAAAAGAACGTGAGAGCATAGGCTACTGGATGTTGCCTAAGCCTGACTTTAAAGTAAAAAGATGGGAGAGAATCCCACGATTATCGCCTCAAGTTCCGTTTGGTTACGAGATAGACCCAGATGATGAGGACTGGCTAAAACCTATAACTAAAGAATTAGAGCTTTTAGTACTTGCAAAGAAGCACCTAAAGCAGTATAGTTACAGGGAAGTCAGTGCTTGGCTATCAACACAGTCAGGCAGGTATATCTCACACATGGGGTTGAAAAAGCGTATAGATGTCGAACGAAAACGTAAGTCACTTGCTTCAATTAAACGCAAGCTTGCCCAGCGGCTCGAAAAAGCGCTCAGGCAGTACGAGATCCTCGAAAAAGAAAGGCTCGGCTACTACACCTACGAAGAAGAAGACGAGCCAGACAACAGTTCCAGCACAGGTTAGGCCTGCAGAGTTTGACCCTATAGCTGCACAAGAGGTAGTATTTCAGCCTAACCCAGGCCCACAGACACAATATCTAGCGTCTAGTGGAAGAGAAGTACTATATGGTGGGGCAGCTGGTGGAGGTAAGAGCTACGCCACGCTAGCAGATCCACTACGTGACTTGAACAACCCAGACTTTAGTGGCCTACTTGTACGTCACACAACAGAAGAACTTAGGGAACTAATACAGAAAAGCCAAGACCTGTACCCTAAAGCTATACCCGGTATAAAGTGGTCAGAACGCAAATCTCAGTGGACCACTCCCCGAGGAGGGCGTCTTTGGATGTCCTACCTCGACAAAGACACAGACGTTATGCGCTACCAAGGGCAGGCGTTTAACTACGTAGCATTCGATGAGCTTACTCAATGGCAATCACCCTATGGGTGGAACTACATGCGCTCAAGATTACGTAGTAGTTCCAAGGAGTTAGGCCTCTACATGAGGGCTACAACCAACCCTGGTGGCCCCGGTCACTCTTGGGTTAAGAAGATGTTTATTGACCCTGCCCCGTCTAACACCCCTTTCTGGGCTACAGACATTGAGACAGGTGAAACTCTAACTTACCCTCAAGGTCACAGTAGATCTGGTGAGCCACTGTTTAAGCGTAGGTTTATACCTGCTAGTCTATT